CCGATGGTCTCTTTGATCTACGCGGGTTCGCTTACGTGTTGGGAGTTGCTGCTGCGGCGGGGAGCAACAACGCCGAGTTTAACTACGATCGCGGGCTCGCCTCTGTTAGGCTCCTGTCCCCAAGCTGGTCAGTTCCCGTGGCGGGGCAATTGACGATCGGTCCGGGTATTGCTGTTTCGTCGAGAGAGTATGTGACTCTCGCCTATTTAGCATATGCCGGTGGCATCCGTTCGCTTCAGTTGATGGCGGACTTACTTCCGGACCGTACGGCTAGGCCGCTGCAAGGAACAGAGTTGGCGGGTTTCGCACTGAAACTGGCTAACAACGTTTTCTGTGCAGCACAGAGCTGTGCGTGCGCTGGTCACCACATGCAGGCTTTCTTCAGGGGTATGAGCTACTCTTGGTCTTTGTGGGGTCACACCGATGAAGGAGGTTGGATTCGCAAAGCGTTGTCTTGCGCTATGTACCCTCCGGGAGCAGGTATCATAGCTGTAACTACTGAGGAATTCATGTCCTTGCCGTTACGCAGGCGCATAGCATCTGAGGATGTCACTAAGCTGTGTGTAGGCCTGTACCTTACCTTCGCGGGTCTAGTTACGGTTGCGGATTGCGAGAAGGAAGGCGTTCCGACCGTGTTCGAAAAAGACTCCCCATCTGATGACGCACGACCCTCGAGCTTCGAAGGTCTAAATCAGAGGATCTACGATGTGATGGGCATCTGGAGGAGGTTGGTTGCCGATCGTTTCGAACTACATCACGGTGCTGTAGGTGACGAGCACAGTTTCGCCTCTTACTTCAACGCTGATAAGGTTGATCGCCACCTGTCTTATGAGGCTTTGATCCCGTTTTGGTGGGTGGAACCTTCGCCTTTGGTTACTGGTAACACCGGCAAGCTATTCATGCCTGCTACTAGAGGATGCCACAAAACTATACCCTTCTGCGGCTACGAAGATTTGTTGCACCCAGATGTTCCAACTCACCGCAATGGGACTTTAGCCGCTGGTCTGGCCGTGAAGTTGAAATTCGGCGAGGGCGGGTTGCGTTCCAGGGGATACTCTTATCTCCTTTCTGGCTCGTACAGACGAGAGAACGGACTGGGTTACATGGAGCAGCTCCGAGATCCAGATTTCGGAGCCTATTCTACAGACGCTATGTTTGTTGAGCCTGGCGTGACCAATTGTGCTGAGCGCAGGTGGGTCACACCTCACAATCCGATGCCTTCGCCAATCGAAGGCTATTTCGTGGGAACCAACATGGTCCAGTATGTTTATGCCGGTAACGGGAACGATCCTTCCCTATCTGACTGGCGTGATGGCGTTGTTGAGTCTATGTTTGGTTTCTTCCGCGTCGATTCGAACCCCGCGAAACCGACTTGTATGTCACACCATGCTGTCCCGCCTAACGCTAAGCGACTTACGCGTTGGTTGTCGCAGCGTGTAGATGACCCTGTCCGTATGGTCAGTGTCAACAACAACCCTTTGCCCACGTCACGAGAATCTGCCCTTCTCACCGTGGTCCCGCACACCTCTGTTACAGCCACTGTACCCCTATCCGACACCGGACCCCCCCCCCCGACACAGGAGGAGGCCATCACAGCCCCTCTTGATCCTAGCACGGGACATAAGCCCGTGATTAAGACTGATGGAGGTGGAGAGACCAAAGACCCTGGAGCAAGCGCTTAGACGGCTTCCGTCTAGCGTTTTGTGTCGGGTGGTGGGTAGTAGTTGTGGTACAGTAGGTGAAGCAGTTGTGTGCGGTAATGTTGCCAGGGCAGCCTGTGGTCCTTGGGCCTCAGTGTTGGTAGCGTTACATTCTTATTTCATTCCAGTTCAGTTGGACGCGGGACTGGGAGTAGTTTTAGAAGATATTATATGGTATGAATTAGTAGTTGCGCCCCGTGTAGCCGAAGACTGGGCTACATGTGTTGACAGCACATCCGCGACTGGAGACGCGGACCTCTCTATTATGAGGTCTTTCACATGCGTGTCTCTAGACGCTGGATATAAAGAAAGTTCCTTCACTGGCGGAAGGAGGGGGTACAAGAGTACTCCTAAATTAGTAAACACCGACGGATGGTACGTTGACTCCGTCGGTACATGGTGGGAGGGACGATCTGAACGTGACGTTTTTCCCACTAAGAAATCAGGATTTGACCACAAGATTAATTTGTGGTTCAAAGACGTGTGGCATGATGCCCAGACCTATTTTGCAGAAGTAACTAATGTTATAGCATGTGATGAGAGGTTTCTGGGTGGTATGTCGAATGACGAAGCTACTGGTTGGCTCATATGGCTGATTTCGGCACGGGCCACGCTGGGTTCCAGAGCTTACGGCATTCTCGGAGTGCTGCGGCACGTTCCGCAGATGATAAAGGACATCAATACGCGTATAAAGTCCCTAGGTCTACAATCGGAGGAGTGGGGTCCGGCCGCGTGCGAGTTGGGAACTCTGATGGGGCGTGGAGTGTCAAGGGTGGAGCCGTGGGAAGATATCAAATTCCGCGTCGACCATCGGGCATTCAAGGCCCAAAAAGGCGTTTATCTCGACGCCGACAAGTTGCGTGAATGCGTTAGGGAGGTTGTCAGGGAGGAGCTGGCAGCCTCTCCTGAGTGGCATGCGACTGACGAGTACTGGAGTCGTCGTTGGATGTATACTAAGGCGGGTGCTCATAGTAGGTACCCGGAAGAGTTATGGTTCGGTGAGCGTTTGAACCTCCCAGACAGGCCTACTCGCCGCGAGGCCTCTGAAGAGATGAAGACCAATTTGGTTGCTCTGGGTGAGCCGAGAGTCGATGCCGGTTTCAGTGAAAAATTGGAACACGGTAAGACTCGGGCTATATATAGCTGTGATACCCGCAGTTATTTCACCTTCGACTATCTCCTGAAGCCTGTGGAGGCAGTATGGCGTAATTCCAAGGTATTACTTGACCCAGGACGCGAACCCCAGTGTGCTATGTATAGGCGATTAGGCAAGCGCGGGGGTTACAAGTATATGTTGGACTTTGATGACTTCAACTCCCAGCATACACTAGAAGCACTAAAAATATGCATCGAGGAAGCATGTGCGGGCGCCCCACAGCACGTTCTGGACTGGGCGGTATCCTCGTGGGACGCGATGTTTGTGCACTGGTCAGACGCAGAAGGCATGCATGAGTCCCGGATGGTGGGCACCTTACCGAGCGGCCACAGAGCGACATCATTCGTCAACACGATCCTAAACGCGGCGTATTGCAGATATGCTTGCGGGAGTCTCATTGATGAGGTCGACTCCTACCATTGTGGTGATGACGTGATTATGTTGGGTAGAGACGATAGGCTGTCAAAAATAGTGGTAGCCATCACGAAGTCTTCATTCCGTGTCAATGCATCTAAACAGAGTGTGGGCCGGGCGTGTGGTGAGTTTCTACGCGTCTCGTTCACCAGGGCAGGCGCGAGGGGTTATCTCGCGAGGGCGGTTTCGTCTCTCGTGAGCGGCAACTGGGTGTCCGAGACTCGTCTAGATAAACGAGCATACGTCGAAACGATGGCGCGTGGTTTCTGGACAATATGCTCGAGGGGACGTGTTGTCAATGTCGGCGCCCTAGGGAAGACCAGCCTTGAGCGGTGGGTGCCCGAGCTTCAAGGTAGGGCATACGACATCTTAACGCATAGGCTAAGCTTAGATGGCACGCCTTGTAGGGCACGGTATCAGTCCTTCGGGGTGTCGGTCTTAAGGGTCGATGGCGGAAGAGCTCGACCGATACGTAGTGGGAAGTGTTCCGGCTACGCTACGCGGGCATTTATGGAGAATCATGTAGATTTCAAGTTACTGAAGGCTGCTGGGGTTTCACCCAAACAACTTTACGGTGTGATGCTGGACGCGTCACGTAAGCCAAGAAAGGTGGGTGAGGTCAGCGAACTCGAGCAGTACTTCGATAGGTCACTTGCGATGGTAGACTGTTCTCTCCAAGCCTTAATTAACAAGGAAGGCAGAACTGGGAAAGGTAAGGAGGAAGCCTTTCAATTATTACGGGGGTTGTATAAGGATGTAGATTGGCGAAGACTGGTTGCAATAGTCCGTGGGACCGATGATTCATCGTTGACCATAGACGGGAAATCAGCATGGCCAGTCTTCACTGAGTATGAGCTCCCATTCTCAGACTGTATGCGGTTACGCAACAAGCTGAGTTGGGCAACACAGATTGGCACCGACTACCCGGTAAGAGTCTAATCTGTAGTGTACCGAGCCCGGGTACGACAAAGCGAACGTTACGCGACGCGTTCTCAAGAAAGAATAAAC